CGGTAATATACTATTCTGTAAAAAGGTCAAATTATTGATCATTACAGAGCGGTTTCCTGATGGATTCCACCAGTTAACATCCGTTTGGTAAGCACTACCAAAAAAGATGTTATCTGGATCATAAGATTTTATCATATGAATAGAATTCATTCAGACTTTATCAAGAGTAGCAGTTCGGGATTTAACATCTCGAAAAGCTAAAACTAATTTGTCAGTATCCGGTAAACAAATACCTGATAATGCATCTAAAATTTCTTTTGGATCATTATCATCCTTAATATTATTAATAACATTAAGGCAGTTACCGACAAAATTATATATAGAATTGATTAGTGGAAAACAATAAAGATCATTAAGATCAATACTGTCACCAAAAATCTTTTCCATGTATAAAGTTTTAATTTGTAATAATTTATTCAAATTATTATTAATTACTCTTATAGAACCGTTAAACAAAGACCCCCTCATTAGAGGGATTAAGTCTTCCGGCAGGTCTATTTTAGGATTTAACAATCCCAAATAGTTCCTCAATTCATCCATGGTCATAAGACCACTTTTGAATCGAACTGCCTTATCATAATGGTAGAGGTATTTATTAATAGAGGATAGACTAAAACGTCTACCTTTCTTATAAATACACATACCATTATAAATTAAACTAGTGAACGTCTTAATTGAACATGGAAGTTTGGTTTTGTTTATATAATCAAAAATGATTGTATAAACCCTCTTAGGATATTTCAAATTTTTGATAATACCCCGAAGAGGTAAACCAGTAATCTCACGCCCGCAAAGTATCCACCTCTTAGCAAACTCATAGGTATCAGAAGATACATGAGTTTTACTTTGAGAAACTTCAACACCAAGCTTAGACATAAGTTTGATGTATCGTTTCGCAACTCCATCATGGTTTATAACAATATCGTCACCAAGAATAATATAATTCTTAAATGACATAAGGTCGTAACCTTCTAAGTGAGCACATCAGTGCACACATAGATGATGGGTTAAGGTGAATGCCGCTCAACTAGAATAAGCCCCCATAGGTTGTCCAACAGCATATTGGACAAAATTGTCCTCATCTGCTTCAGTACCCGGTCAAATATGACCAGGTACTGCATACAACCTGCCTACAAGTAGATTCAATCAATTAATGGCCACAGAGTGACCAAAAATTGATCTGATAACCTTCAATTGAAGATTAACAGGAAATCTATCAGTAGCTGAACTTAAATCAAGAGATCAAATCTTATGATTTGGGTCCAGAGGGACTGAAAACTTAGGATCCTGTGTAAAGGTTCTATCACATTCTAAAGATTCTAAACATCGAAGAAGATGAGTATGAATTGGTTTCAAAACCAATTGGCTATAATAATCAAGCATGGCAATGACCCGAACTTTAAGTTCAGCGTCAAAAACCAATGCTAATTTACCTGGTTGAGAAATCTTAACAAGATTTTTCTCCTTTAAAAGATCATAGTTATTAAACATAAGTTTATAAATATGATCTATACGACTATCACCATTAACTAAGTTAATGATAGATTGAAGTAAAGGATAAGGTAAACCTAATAAGCTATATCAAGAGCTTACAATAGATAAACCAAAAGGGCTACTTTTCATAGAAAAGTAAGCATCCTTTTGGATATCAACCTCATATCTACCTTTAAACTTATTTAATAAAATAAATTTATTAATAAATTGTTTGGGTATAGTATAAGGTTTTTTATTGTTTCCAGCAGTAATAGATTTAGTAGAATACCGAAAGGGATTCTTACTATTTTCTACTTTTGTTGGAATAATAGCCCTTGTAAAGCAAATTAGAGTCATTACAGCCATCATCTTCTTTGAATTAAATCTATTACGGTCTATAAACCGTTTAAGATTTAGGAATCTGGAAGGAAAACCTCTATTTAATGAAATGTATTCACAATTAGACATAAGTGGTTTACCACATATGTATCTTGTGATATGCAGACGGATTAACTTAAATTGCTTAATAGCAAA